GTTACCTTGATAACCTCTAGAGAACCCAGTGGGCTCCTATGTTTATGAATGATCATAGGAGGTCACTAGAGGATGATAGCGATGTCTATCCAATAGATGAATGAGTTGATGATGTCGAAGTTGATGTCCTCGATTTCAAGAAATTCGTCCAATGGGTGGCTTCCCTAACGGTATCCTCATACCTGAAATCTCTCACCGCGGGTGTCGGTGTGTTCGATGCTGGGCCAGTAGTAGGAGGTTGTGTCACTCCAGAAACTGCTGAATAATCAGGAGTCAAGGCTCCCGCCCCAGTTGTGTTTCCTGTAGCTACTATCCAATCCAATTGATTTGTTGCCAACTTATCGCTTGGAGTGATCGGACAAGATAGAGAATAGTCGGGTCCGGCTCTCGCCCAAACCCAAACGTCAAATCCTCCCGTAGCTGTTGCTGATGATGCAACGACAGTGTTCAAACTCGTGATGATCACAACTCCGTTGTGTGTGAAAGTTGAATACATGTTCATCGTATCATCTTTTGTCCTTGTTTTTTGAACTGTTGTCGTCAGATAAGGAACTCGAAAACAGAATTGTCTCTGTTCATGCAAATCCATCACGTATGATGGAAATGAGCTCAACTGTTCTAACGACATGGTCAATACTGTTGGATCGGGATCCGGAACCCACGAAACTAATACCCTCCCTGTTATAAATGCAGGGGCGATTATGTCGATGACATACTCAAGAGATCCTCTCCAGAAATTGAAGAAGCTCGAATAGTATCCAAGTGGGGTTCCAGATAATCCAGAATCTGTAGGAATTCCAAAGAATGGTGTTACTGGAATTCCGAATTTAAAGTCCGTTCCATATGCCATATGTTGCGTGTAGATAATGGTAGGTTTCCTCACCAAATTGAGGATATCCAATTCATCTACAGGAGTTTGATGTTTCTCAGTTAACTCCCTCTCAGAAGCTTCTCCGGCCCTCAAGGCACGAACTGCTCTTAAGCTAACACTATTTGCCAGTGTCTCCACGTGCGGAGCAGTTTGGTGCTGTTTCCCCATCACAAGGGGAGAGTCGCCGAGAATATTCGAGAAGAATTTACTCGCTTCAATGACATTTCCTTTGATATATTTATAGAACGTCGCAGGTGCGTTCTTTGGGTCTTTAACCATAGCTTCACCAGTCGCAAAGGTGTTCTCCACCGCTTCTGGGATCTTCTTTTTCAAAGAGCCTAGATGCTGGGCGTCCCCTCCAAGGGGTAAGCCTTGAGCCGTGATTGGGATCCGAGCATTTATTTCATACTCTTCATGATGATCCCATGGTTTCTCAGAATGAAGAACATGCTCTTGCATACTTCTCCTTTCTGGCGGCAAGTAGGGAACTTTGATCTTTTCATCCACTATGAACTGATAAAGTTTTTGGTAATCACGATCTCTCCAGAAGGACAGGAATCCAAGTGCAGTGTACAAGTTGCACGCCACGCTCTCATTCTCACTCATGTACTTGGATTTCTTGTACCAGTTGACAAGTCCATAGATAGTCCTCTTCTCCAGTGTTGGCGTTATTCGACCCCCTTTCTTCTCTTGACAGAATCCCCTCTTCAAGAAGGTACATTCTTCAATCGTCTTGAGTCTGATCTTCGATTTCTTGTCCGCACTCGTTGTCACAATTCCTTGTTCGGTGAGCCAGTCACAGATTTCTTGCACTGTTACACTCGTGTCAACTTTCGCACCAAGCAGCAAGTCATCTCCATAGTTGGAGTCAATGTACTCCCTATCAAAGATCTTCAAATCGGGAGATAATCCTTTCTTGATCCTCATGGCCATCCACGCTATGCGAATGTAGAGGGCATTAACCACACTGTTGACAATTGCTGTAATTGCACATCCTGATGGATTCCCTCGATTCATGAGGTACACGCAATCCAAAGCATTCACTTGGGTATAGCACACCTCATTAATGAGGATTCTTCGAACTCGCTCATCTTCTTTAATCTCCTCCGGTTTCAGTCCTTTTCGTTTTCGATACCATCCATTTACGATTCGCAAAAATCCATAGATCATGGCAGGGAGCATCAAACTATCAAAAGCTTGGTAGTCAATGTCCGTGCAATAATCTGAGAAATCCTTGAACCGGTGATACAGTTGTTCCCATTCGATACTCTCGGGATTTATCCCTATAGAAAAGAATGTTTCCAATCGTGATTCCGTCATCGCAGCATTGAAATCTCCAAAATACATCTTCATTGCAACACAGTTGTCCATGGGAGCAATCATGAAAACTCTCGTCTTCCCATTCTCGATCTTCTCGATCTTCGTCTTCTCTTCCTTTAGACAAGAGTTCCACACAGATGGTACTTTCTTCCCTTCTTTCGCTTTGGCCAACCGATCTTTCAATAGAGCCCAGAAAATACTCTGGGGATCTTCAATTTGCTCCATTTTAAAATCGGGATTTTTCGTATAAGTTGGATCAAAGATATAGGGCAATCCAGGTGATGTCGTCTTGTCAAGTCCACGAATATAAGGAGACCGTTTCGGGTTTCCGTTTATCGCTTCTTCAACGGTCAGAACTCTAGGATCAGGTGGTCCATACGGGAGCAATTGCTCTAGCAAGTGATCGCTTGCTTTGATAATGAGCTCTTTCTCCAATGGAATCACTGTAGTTCCAATCTGATCAATTCCTCTCTTGAGGGGACTCTTCCCTCTGTTTTCCTCTGATAGTCGTGGGTCAGCTCCAGATAGTACCGTCGGACCAACATGATTAGGGAAAATCTTCTCAAAGTGTGGGGATTCGGTAATGTTGGTAGTCGTAGGGAGAAATACTGGATGCGGCATTTTTCCAAGCACTTCAATTCCTTGACAGGGTCTTATTTTCATTTCCCCAACTTCTTCAAAAAGCACGTCACTTGTGTCATAGAATTCTTCCTCTTCAGTTTCTCCATAGAGCACTTCCTCAAATCCCTCATAAAGGGGGGTCCTCTCTTGAACTGCTCGTATGAACATCTTCTTTGTCAAGACAGAAGCGAATCCCTTGTCACTCACGGGGATTCCGGCGACATGAAATCCCAAAATCTTGTGTCCGAACTTAGAACTCTTGCACACATAAACGCTTCCGCAATCTCCAGATTTGAACTGTCCGCGTGCCATAAATCCTCGTCGTAGCAAAATCTCTTTCCCTTGATCTAAATACCCAATAGTTTGGGTCAGGGGTTCCATGAGCAACTCTCTGTCTTCAAAGACAACTTCCATATCGTCTTCTTTGATCAAGTCAACTTCTGTCATGACCTGTAGTCTCGCTACCGCAGAATAGAGGGATGCCATTTCCTCTTCCTCTGGCAGGAACTTTGTCAAATTCTCAAATGCATTAAGTTGTTGTTCACAATCCCACAGGACCAAATCTGTAACTTCGTCCGTAGGTCCATGAATCTTCTTCAAAGAAGATTCTTCCACTCGCACTCCAATTTGGTTGATCTTTCCTTCTCTCGAGAAGCGATGTACTGTCATCGGCTCTTTCAAGTCGAACTTCTCAATCTGATGTCTAATGAAAACCACAAAATTCCCGTTTCCAAGACCTCGGATCGCTCTGAACTTTCCAAGTTGATCGCTTCCTGTGAGAATGATGGAATTTAGATGAATCTTTGCTGTGATGTCATCTAGATTACTCGATTTTCCTTGTGCATTCGGCATTATGATACGTTCATTTCTGATGGTTCGAACTGATCGATAACCACGACTAGATGATTTTCCAGTCGCCGCATCCTTCGATTGGGTTTCTGCTTCAGTCACATGTTCCTTCTTCCACATCCTAGCGAGAACGTAAGCAAGAGGAAGAGCACTAAGTGTTGCTACTGCAGTGAGCAGCCACTTATATTCATGCAAGAGACGTTTCCACATCCCTTCGCCTGCTCCTTCAAACTCTTTCAAGATTCTCACATTCTCAATGGTAAACTGTTCGTGCAACGTCTTGATTTCGGTTGGACCATATCCAGATTTCAACAATTCTCCAAAGAAATGAGCATCACTTCCTTGCATGTTTACTCCATGGACGATATGTTCATAAATTTCGGTCAATGGGCTCGTCACTTTGTGTCGGTATTCACATATAAGTTCAATCACATACTCTCTCATGGGTGTCATCTTTACGATTGCATCTCGATCAATCCATTCCGGGTATAAACCCGAAGTCACACATTCCACGAGATACTTGTACTGTCCAAAACGGATAGGTTCTCCTCTTTTAAATGGCGTAGGATCAGCTTTGACGATCTTTTCCATTTCTTTCCAAAGATTTTTCCCTCGTCTTCTCTCCATCCAAGACAAGTAACATTCCTTTCCTCGATTCTTTAATGTGATTAGTTGTTCCAGTAATTGATGTGTTATTGACTCACTCCTCCTAAGCTCAAATTCCACGACCGCATCGCTGATGTGGTCGAGTCGCTGTAGGATTTGCAAGTCGTTTGCCGGAAGATTCTCCAGCAGACAAGCAGGAAGATCACCATCACCCATAGCCATGTTTCCACTTAAATGGGCGACTTTTCCAGCGAGACTGTCCAGTGCAAAGTTGGAAGCTGTGGACTTCCATATCTTCACTAAGTTACGGTATTGTGTCGATCCAAATAGAACTAGAGACTCTGCGAGAGTCGGCTCACTCTGATGTTGCGCCAATCTCTCCATTGGTTGAACGTAAGAGTATCTCATGGTTCTTCTGAATTCCGGGTAGAAGATCCTTCGGAAATCATGTAATATGATTTCTTTTGCTTTTTCAATAGACAAATCTCCTACAATTGTCTTTTCTTCTTTGGAAGTCTTCTGTTTCAGGTCGATGAGAATAACATCTCGTATGTTTATGTTTCGACCTTTCAGCTCGTCTTTCAATTCTTGGTCAAGCGTCTCCTTTGTTCCGACAATTTTGCTATCCAGCTTAAATTCCATAATGATTGGGAATCTCCGCCAAAAAGCATCTGTGTCTCTGACTTTTCCAGCAACTCCACGCATAAAGTTGGTAGAAGCAATCACCACTTTTGAATTGAAACTCTTTCCTTTGTCTTTCAAGTCAGCCATTGTGAGTAAGAAGGGTACGGTGTTTATGCAACCTTTTATCTCACTCGCCTCTTTAACATTCTTCTGCTCATCTTCCGTAAAGAAGAGATCATCGAATATTGTTATTGGCTGATAATTGTAACCTGACCAGAACTGGTCATCATCGTTCCGATGGTAAACCATTGATCCCTCTTCGTATGTTCCCAAGAGTTCTCTTCCGAGCATCTCTGAGATCTCCTTAGAGAACTCACTTTTTCCAGTTCCAGCTTTCCCGCTGAGAAGAATCCCAAAGGGAATCGGTCGCGTAGTCGTAAAGTTCTCCATTTTCCTAATTTCAGCTTTCACTTCCATCAGGCGAGCACATATTTTAGTAACATTCGATGAAATTCCACTAGGGAGCTTCATGTTGGAAAATTCCAATCCTTGAGCGAAAAGAGTATCAACTACTCCCCTCAACTCCGGGTGCAAACGCATCTGATCGATTGCTGTTCCATCTGACACGGTTAGTGCTCTTTCAGCCCATTCCTTCACGGGTTGATTTTCAGTTCCAATTCCAGTCAGCATGTCTTGTCTTGTTCCAGTAAGCTTTCCAACTCCCTCCGTTAGAAGGTTCCAAACTTTGGGTCCGTTTAGAAGGAGCGAGGTCAAATCCCTGGAACTTCTTCCGAGAACCAAAAGAGGTCTGAACACCGTAGCGCACAAACTCTTTATCGTTCCCAAAGCTACTGTTCCTCCAGCAAGCACAAATCCGATAAATCCAGTCACTGCTAACAGTGACCATTTCTCATCGTCTTCATCCTGACTCTCAGGAACTAAGCTCTCTGATCGCATCCATTCCTGAACTTTCGTAATCATCTCATGACCGTTCTTAACGACGTATCCAGTCAGGTCCTTAATTGCTTTAACTGCGTGCCACAGCCAAGCGATCACCTGAAAAGAATTCCTGATATTAACCAATTCGATCATGAGCATCCCAAGGTCTACAGTGTAGTTGATAGCTCCGTAGAGCGGACTACCACACACGACCTTGAAGTAAGTGTCAAATGGAGATGAAATAGAGTGCGCGACGTTAATCAAGCCCCCCACTTTCTCTCCAACTTCTCTCACTTTCTCTCCAAGAACGTAACATGCAAATGCAGTCATCGTTCCTCCAATGACAAGTCCTGTGGCTGTTCCACCAACAGCGACCGTGGCTCCAGCGAGAGCAACGGCAAGGCCAGCAGATATCACTTCGCCTCCTTGGGCGATCGCAACATTTGCAGAAGACAAATCCACAGTTCCTCCAGCGGGAGGCGGCGTCCAAACCCATAAGTCTGGAAAATCGTAGTTCGATAGCGTACTCATCTGAAATCTTGGCGGTCCAACGTAATAGAGGGCCGTGAAATCATCTCCAGCAGATAAGAAGAGATTCCACCAAACCCACTCATTGTTGGCCCCATTGTTGGAATCGACGTGAAACCTAAATCTCACGGTTCCTCCAGCGTTGAACATAGATGTCGTCCTCTTCGAACTTGTAGCTGATCGATGAATGAATAGTTTATTAAAAACTGTATTCGCTCGAAATTCGTGTGTAAACGTGTTCATCGTTGAAATGTTCATAGAGTCAAAATAATTCCAAGTATTGTAACTCGAAATAGCATTCTCTTTGGGGTACCATTGTATCTCGAGGGGATTATTCATCACCAAGACACGTGGGTCATAATGCGTATGCAAATTGCCAGACACATTTTTTGAACAAGCTGTTGTTGACGTAACTCGAATACTCCCATTCCAATATATGAAACTAGAGACGAGTTGTTCCAACAGTGAAGATGTTTGTGCCAATGATGGTTGAGTTGCTTGTGTCGTACCAGCGCTTGAGACAGTGCCCCAAACTGCTGGTGTGACTGCAAGATTCACTTGAGTAGTTCCTTGTTGTGGGAAACTCATCGTAATGATCTTTGTCGGTCTTCCCGCAAGCCTCTTGATATGCATCTCATTTTCACCATTCGGAAAGAACTGTTCACCAATTCCTCCCGTAACCAAATCCACGGGGTTACTAAAGTCGACTTTGTAGGTCGTTAAATCAGTAACTCCTTGAGCAGCAATGAAAACTTCTCCTTTGAAGAGTCCATGGGATGGAGCTGGAATTTGAAGCTCGGCATTGTTCCACGCTTGGAAAATGCTTACTTTCACACTTCCTGTTCCACCATTTGAATCAACTAGCTTCGACAATGAAATCAAAACTAGAGTTCCAAGATTTGTCGATGTCGGTTCAAAAGTCGAAATGTTCTCATACGGTGTCATGAAGGGAACTTCGAGAAGGCCTTCGTTACTTGTTGCAGCGTCAATGATCACATGTGGGAGTTGGACAATCTCACTCAATGTCACAACTCCTCGAGGGTATCCGGCTGGAAGCCAAATCAATCCAAGTCTTCCCGCATGAAATTTCGTTGTATTCACATGGATCCTAAACTTCGGTGCAATTTTAGCCAAGGTAAACATGCGAATGATGTTAGCTGCATAATTGAATTCCTTCGAAAGGACAAATGGATAATTCCATTGTCCAATCAATGTCATTCCATCAGCAGCAGTCCATGTAGCGGTATCCAAATGAACATAACGAGTAGTCAGTTCATTTATAGTCCATTTCAGATGTTCTTGAGTATGTTCGGTCAATCGTTGGGATGGTAGAAGATCAGAATCTTCCACTTGCACATTCCTCTCATCCTCGAAGTGGATGGTTTTTTGATCGTTCGAATTGTCAACAAACGATGCACCACCGACTTCCTGGGTTGATTCAATGATAATGTTCGATGACATTCTGACAGATTAGTGATAAAACGAGTTCTGGCAGAAAGTACGTGAAAATGTGAATGAACGTATACAATAACAGGTTCTCTTGTAGGATATATATGAATATGCAATGCTTCGCAATAATCCAGAATGGATGAGGTAATGTTAAATGAACAATCAGCAGAATAAGAACGAATATGATAAGTGTATGTAATGGTATGATACTAATCAAGTCTCTCAACAGAGAAAGATTTCCCTGAGAGATCAGGTCTCTGACGCCGAGGCGTCCTCTGATCCTGTCCTCTAACACTTGAAATTAACTGGTCTAACCTATCACTTCGGAAAAATCTAGAGTAAATATGTACCAAGATATGTAGAAACAAATAGCAAATAAATATGACTATTAACTTATGTATCCTTGTCATCCAACGTTACCTCCCGTAACGCAGTTTCAATGAATAGCGATTCAGCCTTCTGATGTTTGTCAGAAGTAGAACTTTGTGTAATGGATCCAAGTGAAACACGACTGTTACAAGTAGGACACGAAATGGTAAGGTTAACTTCGCTAGCAAACGTTGCTAACCACTTTTCTGCAGCTTCACGCTTCGACTCTTTCTTGGTTGTCCCGCAACCGCGAGACTTCTTTTCTCCAACTTCGACGATGGTATGAAAGAATCCTGATGAATCTGGTAATGATGTTGTCGTATACTTAGGAAAATTCCACTTTTCTCTGACGGTCGTTTCCTGAAGTATTCCAATGAAATTCATGAAAGAGATTTCTCTCGGGCAATGATCCAATGATAAACTATTACAGATAATGAAACAACGAATGTAATGATCAAAACGAAAAATAATCTCTTATTAACTTCGTGCATAAAATGTTAATCCACAAAGTAAACACGGAGACGGTTGTATTTATGGGTAAGAAATTCGATAGAGTATGAATTGTTGCGCCCAAAACGGTCAACTGAATGAAAGCTATGAGTAGCTCGAATAGAATTGTAACGAGCATAAAAGATGAATGTAATCTCACAAGTAATATACCATAAGAGTTTTGATAAAATCAATAAATCATAAATTCGCATGAAATTAATCGCTTGAAATAATCGCTGATCATGAAATCACAAAAGATAAAAATCGCTGTGTTTAAAATCGCAAGAAATAATCGCAAGATAATCGCCGGGTAAAGATCGCAG